TCTTTAGACCAAGTAGATACTTCTTTGGCTAAGTGGAGATATCTATCTCCCCACATCTTGCCATGTATCTTACTCACAGTGCCAATATTTGTTCAACGAGAGCAGTCTTCTTCTCACGTCGATCTAACTCAACACCTTGTTTCCTAGCTTCCTTTTCTAATTGAACTTTAGTCATCTGCATTAGATGTTCTTTGTTCAGCATTCTAGAAATATACGGTTTTAAATTACTCATACATTAAATTCCTCATATCTATTTGCGACCTTAGGCGGTTCATCCCTCACATTGAGAGTTTGTGCAGTATCTTCTACATCATATAGTCTCATCTTAGCTCTATCAATACCTACTACAAACTTTTTATTCTTACCTGTTGGATCATTGTATCTATTCTTAAGTTGCTTAATCATTATCTGATTCATATTATCCAATTCTTCTGTGGATATAAGAGCAAACATTAAGTCAGCCGTAGCTGGTAGACCAAATGATTCTGATGTATCTTCTAAACCTACATCTGAATTACCAAACCCACCTCTTGTGGTTTGTGTGGCTGTCATAATCGGTAGATTAAACTCTACTGCCAGACCACGTAATTCTTCAGCGATTGCTTTCACATATGTGTATGAGTTAATAGAACCACCCATAGCTTTCATACGTGAGCTTGAACATATATTTAGATAGTCTATACATATCAGATCAGGTTTAAAGTCTCTCTTGATCTGTAATTCTTTTAGTAATGATCTAAAGTTATTCGCACTCGCTGCACCTGTAGGATATTCTTTTACAATAAGTTTACCTACACCTTTATCAGTTAGCTTGTGCATCTTCTTATCAAACATATCTTTCGATAGGTTCTCTAACTGATCAATAGGAACATTCATTAGATTAGCATCTATTCTTTCTGCTATACGTTCTTCTGCCATCTCCATAGTTATATATAGGACATTTTTCATCTGAGTTAGAGCACCTGCTGAAACATGACACATGAATAACGACTTACCTACACCTGTTCCTGCTAAGGCAACATTCAAACTCTTGTTAACTAAACCACCTTTAGTGATCTTATTAAACATATCTAAGTCAAATGGTAAATGCTCTTCATCTCTATGATAGAATTCATAACGAGAATCAGAATCATCTACGTAATCATGTCCTACCCTTATATCAAAGTTAACACCAAGTGCTTCACTTAATACTTCAGGTAGAGAATTCTTGCCTAGAGTCTCATGCTTACCTTCAATTATATTTATAGAGTCCATAATAGCCAAGTAGATTGCTCTGTCTTGACACCATTTCTCTGTGTGTTCAATAAGCCATGGCAGTGTTTCTTCTTTCTCTTGTACACTGATCTCAGGTATAAGAGCTAATGAATCTGCTGTGACTTTAGGATTGTTTCTTAATTCAATTGATAGTGCATCAGCACTGGGTAGTTTATTAAACTTATTAACGAAGTCAACAACCTCAGAGAATACTGCTCTGTATGGCTCTTCAAAGTATATAAGTTTTAAATGAGGAATAACCGTTCTGGTATAATCCTCATTCAACATTAAGTTACGAAGAATTAATGTTTCAATCTTCATCATCCCACCCTTCTTCTAGGTGTGATGTCTTAATCATATCTGCATGACCTACTTCATATCTCTTCTTAATATGTGCCTTAAAGTCTGTGTTAGCAAAGATAGGTTTCCAAAATGATTCCTTAAGTGTCTCTGCAATACGTACCTTCTTATCTTCAATCTCACCGGTGACTTTGTCAACCTTAGAGTACCAACCAATAGTAGGCTTCACAACATATCCACCATCTAATGCAACATCTAATAGACCTGAATAGGTTTCAATACCACCTTCCCATGTAACTGCAATAGGGATCTTAGACTTCTCACGTACGAACCTTGACTTCTCTACGTTAATTATAAAGTTGTATCCCATAATTTCTGTGCCTTTCTTTTCCTGCTGGCGGCCGATGATCCAGATATTATCTGAGGAGTAGTATATACCTGTACCACCCGAAACAACCGCCTTGGGAAATAAGCCTATTTCTTGATATGTATGGTTCACCGCTAACAGGGGAATGTCGCGCATTGTAAGATAAGGGGTAGTCATCCTAAATAAACCTTTTAAAGCTTTCGCTCTTGACATATCTGCCACTGACTTCTCATTCATGGCATCATCTAGCTCCTTTTTAGAAGCTAGATTTCCGATAGAGTCAATCATAATGATGACTTTATCTTTTCTTTCGATAGCCTCTAATTGAGACACAAGATCGAACTTCAATTCTTCTACATTAGTAATGGGGCTATGTAGAACACGTGAAGTATCGATACCGAAGGATTCAAAATATTGTTGCGGGCTACCAAACTCTGAATCATAGAATAACAAAACAGCATCTTCATACTTGTCCAAGTATGCTGCTGCCATTAACAAGCCGAACGAAGTCTTAAAGTGCTTCGATGGTCCTGCTAATACTGTTAAACCTGAGGTCAGGCCTCCGTCTGGATCACCAGATAGTGCAACGTTAATCATTGGAACAGGTGTAGTCACCATATCCTTATTACTAAACAACTTAGATTTATCAAGTTGGGAAGACTCTTTTATACGAGAGTTCTTCGCTAATTTATCCATTATACCCATTTGTACTCCTTTGTTAATTCATGGTACCATTATATCACAGTTAGATGGGAAGTACATACCCTTCACCAAAATCTTTTCTTCTGTAACACTGTGGAGATATATGTACTGATGACATGTTCTCCATTTTCTCTTTAGCATATAATTCAGGATCCATACACTTCCATTCTTCTGGCCACATAATCTTATTCATGCTTACCATATCCATGGTCTCTTCAATCCTTTCTAGCATCATTACTCTTTCATATCGTGTTCCATAAAAAGGTTGTCCTTTATAATAACCTGTCTTAGGTAATTTTCTACCTTCAAATTCTATTGGCCATGGCATTGCATACTCAACTGGTATAGGAAGACTATCACCGAATCTTTTTAGATCTATCCACATATCTCTTGGATCTATATTCAATCTACATAGATGATGTCTTACATCTATATTGCCAAAGACTAATGTGATACCTTGTAGGTTATTACATTTAGCCATATGATCTGTTACGTATTTAAAATTAGATTTGATTTGTCCATTCAATGTAATACCATCAGTCTTAATAACCATACTACCTTCAGGAGCAAATGCTGCTGTATGAGAATCACCTATAGTTAACCAATCCGTATCAAGATCAGTGGATAGTAATGTTTGTGCATTGTTGCATTTGTCTTGCACACGGGCACACCAGTCTTTATCCTCCACATCCTTTCTCTTGGCTAACATGTTACCATACTCAGGCATCGGAATGTCTAATGAATAAACTTTATCAGCTAGTAAAAAGTTATCAATGTGTTCTTTAAGTTTATCATTGAATCCACCGAATAGATTAATAGATCCATGGAAGTTTACTCCATGATCTAAGTATAATATTTCAACTCTTTGGTTGTCATGATTAATACTTACATTTAAATTTTCTGCCCACGTACGTGCCCAACCATATCCATGGCTATTCTTCTTACGTGGTATTTTACTAAACGTTCCTGTTATCATAAGTTCTTATCCCAATCTCTGTAGCTCTCTGTTTCATATAATGTTTCATCTCTTAATACTGGTTCTTTACCTACATTCCAAAATAGTATATCTTTACCAGAATACTTAGGAATGAATTTCCATACCTTACCATCGTAAGTAGCTATGTTAGGAAATGGTGGTAAGTTCTCTTGCTTCTCTGATGCAGTGAATGCACGTGCTTCAGATATAACCTTTGCTCTACCTAATTCACCAGCTTTCATATTCCTACTCACTGCTACAGATACAAACTCAGCATTCGGCCAAGCTATCTGTAATGAACGTGTCAATACACCGGTTGATGTAGCAACATAGACTACCTCAGGTTCTTTAATCTTACTGGCAACCTTTACCATTCCTGCTGTAACTAATTTGTGTTTCAGTCCTAGGGGAATAAAGAATGCATTAGGATTCTTATCAGCCCAGTCTTTTGCTATTTTATTTAGATTAGGCATAGCTGCAATTCTATGGAAGGATGCTTCTGCTCCTTGCTCTATGCAACATGCTTGATGAGATGATATTCTTTTAGATGACGGCATGAATAAACGTACAGATTTGTTATGTCTCTTTGCCACATCTAATATACTTACACCAGCTAATCCAGTCCTTGGTTGCACGTATACAATATGATCTTCTTTAATATTTGATATTAAACAATCACCGCCACGAACCTTCGATCCAACTAAGTCATCATCTCTTACAACTCTTATACTCTCATGCATAACAATACGTGGTGGAGGATTAGGATCTTCCCAATCACCAGCAAGATCTAAGTAATAGTTCTTTGCTTCATC